TTTTCTGCTGATGATGGCAATGCCTTACTGGGAGACCCACCTAAATATGATGTCTATAAAAAGTGGTTTTTAGGTCATGACACAGATGCCAATCCTGAAACTAAAGAGGCTTGGAAGTATCCATTTGGGAAAAACGGGAATGTATATAGAAGTGGGCTAATTGCTATTAGGCAAAGAGCTGCGCAACAAGGAGAGAGGGATATTTTTGAAGCGGCAGGCAGGCTCTTAGAGCTAGTTGATGCAAAGAAGCAGACTGCAAAGGCCCTTGCCTTTAAAGCAGAAAACGATGTGCCAACAGATATTTTGCTTTTGCCCTTTGGAGAGGTGGAAACAACTAAGGGTAAATATGTAGTTGATGAGAAAGCAGCGGCTTTGGTTTTGTCTATTTTTAGAGAGATTGGGAATGATATTGTGATTGATTATGAGCATCAAACATTAAAGGATGTACAAGCACCTGCGGCGGGCTGGATTAAGGATTTATATGTAGGGGAAGATGGCGTTCATGCAAAAGTTGAATGGACAGAAAGGGCAAAACAATATATTGCTAACAAAGAATATCGCTATTTTTCACCTGTAGTCTATGTTGATGAGGAGAGTGGACGGGCGATTTATATCCAGACGGTGGCCTTAACCAATCTTCCTGCCACCATGAATGCAAAGCCTTTAATAAATAAACAAAAAGAGGAGGAAGCTATGAAAAAAATTTTGGAAATCCTGGGGGTATCGTCAGAAGACGAGGCATTAAAGGCTATTAAGGCCTATAAACAAAAGAAAGACGCTATTCCTAAAGAGATCCTGGAGCTGCTTGAGTTAAAAGAAGATGCTGGTATTTCTGAGGTGAAAGCATCCATTTTGGCATTTAAGCAGGGCATGAAGACAAGTAATGATTTGGCAAAAGAAGTCAAGGAGTTAAAAGAAAAACTTTTGGCAAAAGAAACTGAAGAGATAGTAGAGATGGCTTTAAAAAAGGGCAAGATTACACCTGCCCAGAAAGAGTGGGCCTTAGACTATGCCAGAAAGGACATTGAAGGGTTTAAGGTATATGTCCAGAAGGCACCTCAAATAGTGCCTGTTGGTGATGGCATAGCTAAACCAGTTAAGCAAAATGCAGATGGCCTTGATGATGCAACCATTATGATTGCCAAGCAGATGGAAATAAGTGTTGATGATATAAAAAAATATGCCTTAAAGGAGGGATAAGATGAGTTTAAGCGCAGATAGAGACACACCGCAAATTTGCCCCTTTTATACGTTTCTGAGGCAATTGCCTGTTAAAGGAGGGGTGAAGATTTATGCCGGGGGCATGGTAGTCCTTGATGGCGGATATGCCAAACCGGCTGCGGAGGCTACGGGATTAGTTTGTATTGGACGGGCGGAGGAATATGTGGATAATAGCGACGGGAGTGATGGAGATGTATTTGTAAATGTGAGAAGGGGGATTTTTAGATATAACAATTCTTCTTCTGATGATGAAATTACCAGGGCTGATATAGGGAGCGATTGCTATTTAGTTGACGATGAAACGGTAGCTAAGACAAATGGCAGTGGCACAAGGAGTGTGGCCGGCAAGGTGTTTGATGTGGATGATGAAGGCGTTTGGGTAGAATTTTATAAGTAGGAGGATAAGAGATGATTATAAATCAGCAAACATTACAAGGCATTTATGTAAATTTAAAGACCATTTTTAATCAGCAGCTTGAAAATACAAAAACTTTTTGGGAACAGGTGGCAACCAGGGTGCCATCTACAACAAAAAGTAATGATTACAAATGGTTGGGGGCACTGCCTACACTGAGAGAATGGATTGGTGAAAGGCAGGTTAAGAATCTTTCGGCATTTTCTTATGAAGTTGTAAATAAGCCTTTTGAGGCAACTGTAGCGGTTGATCGAGATGATATTGAAGATGATAACATTGGCGTTTACAAACCAATTATTCAACAGCTGGCTAGTGCGGCCAAACAGCATCCAGATGAACTTGTTTTTACTTTGCTGAAAGAAGGGTTTAGCAGGAAGTGTTTTGATGGGAAGTCTTTTTTTAATGACAGCCATAAAATTGGCAAGACTACTTATAGCAACATACAGACTGGAAGTGGAGCGGCTTGGTTTCTGCTTGATACCACCAAGCCAGTGAAACCATTGATTATGCAGTTTAGACGGCAACCGGAGTTTGTGGCCCTTGATAGACCTACAGATTCAAATGTCTTTTTGCGAAAAGAATTTCTCTATGGCGTGGATTACAGAGGTAATGCTGGCTATGGCTTTTGGATGCAGGCATTTGGCAGTAAGGCAACATTGGATGAGACTAATTTTAAGGCAGCAAGAAAGGCAATGGAAAGTATTAAAAATGAACATGGCGTGCCCTTAAGAATTACACCAAATCTGATGGTAGTGGGGCCTTCTAATAGAGATGCAGCTGAAACCTTGCTTCATAGCCGGGAGATAAACGGTTCTACTAACGTGCTGTATAAGGCAGTGGACCTTTTAGTAGTGCCATACCTTGATTAAAAAATTATGGTTTGAATAGGGGTTAGGGCAAAATTAACACAAAAATGTAGAGGAAAAAATAAAAAAATAGAAACAGAAACGGCTCAGAAAAAAGAGGAGGGGGTGATTGTATATTCTTCTACCTGTTTTGTTCCGACCCCCTGTTTATAACGCGTTTTGAACACCTTAGAAGCGATTTTTAAGAAGAGGTTAGGATGGGTATTTATATAACACAAGATGATCTTTTTAGTCAGATAAGTGAAGAGGAGTTGATAAGTTTAACGGATGATGAAGAACTTGGGTCTATCAATACGGAGCGGGTGAATGCCTGTATTAGTCAGGCAGAGGCTATTATAGATAGCTATCTCGGGGCCCGATATAAATTGCCTTTGGAGGTAGTGCCTGAAGTTCTTAAAAAGATAGCGGTTGATATGACGGTGTATTTTTTAGAGAGCAGACGCAGGGCGCCGACAGAGGAAAGAAGGCAAAATTATGAGGATGCTGTGAGGTTTTTGAAAGATATTGCTAAGGGTATAGCTTCTTTAGGTATATCTCAAGAGGTGGATGTGCCTCAAGAGAATAAACCAGAGATTACGGCTAATGAACGTATTTTCACTAGAGGAAGCTTAAAGGATTTTTAAATGTATATAGAAATTGAACCCAAAGGCCTAGAACGTGTGCAAGGAATGTTAAGAAGGCTACAGGCAGGGTTTTCTGATTTAACACCTGTGATGCGTGAGATAGCGGAAGAGCTTTTAGCAAATTGGCAGCTTAAGTGGCGTGAAGAGGAAGACCCTTACGGTGAGCCCTGGAAACCACTTAAACCAAGCACTTTAAAAAGAAGAAGAAAAGGTAAGGGGTCGGGGCCAGTAGCACAGATTTTACGTGATACAGGTATAATGCAGGACAGCTTTACACCAAAAGCAGATAAAGAGAGTGCTAGAATTGGCACATATGAAGATGGGTTTTATGCACGGTTTCATCAGTTTGGGACTAAATATATGCCCATTAGAAGGCTTCTGCCAGATGAATATTTGCCAAGTGAGGATGAGGAAGCAGTATTTGCTATTTTAAAAAGGCATTTACACAACTTGATGTCAGGCGGGAAGGTGTAATGCTGAATGAGTTTGAGCAAGCGATTGTAGATAAAATTAAGACAATAGCAGATTTCAGGACAGTCAAGGGATATGAAGGAGAATTTGCACGGCAAACTTATAAAGAAATACTGGGGCTTATGCCTTGTGCATTAGTAGTGTATGAGGGGGGAGATTTTGATAGACAAAATTTAATACTCAGAAGGCGGATGCGTTGGACAGTAATTGTGGCATGTGAGAGTTTCAGAAAGGATAAGGCTCGACAAGAAGTTTATACATTTTTAGAAGCAACTAAAGAGGCATTAAATGATGTGCGTTTCGCTGATTTTAAAATGACGCCCCTGAGTATTACGAGGGAAAGGCTACTGTATCATGATGAGCGCATAGTGGCCTTTGGGCAGGTATATGAGACAGAAGTAAGGGAGGAAGCCTAAATGTACTGGCTATAATAAATATTATGATGGAGGGATAAAAAATGGCAGGATTTTTAGGAAAAGGGCAAGTATATCTAGACAGAAATAAGCAGGGGAAATATTTGCCTGTTGGGAATGCTATTAAATTTGCTATAGATGAGTCAGATGCAGAAATCAAAGAAAGGATTTCCAGGCAGACAGATACTTATGGACAAGCCCTTGACAGAGTTGCTATCCCAAAACCTGCAAAAATCAGCATTGAAATGGATGATTTTAATGCAAACAATCTTGCAGCAGCATTGCGAGGAAACGTGGAGGAAGGGGCAGGCACAGGGAATGTTACAGATGAGGAAGTAACTGCTAGTATTGGCAATTATGTGAAGCTTGCGCATAGTGGGCTTTCTAATGTGGTTGTGAAAGACAGCGGAGGGACGACAACTTATGTGGAAGGAACAGATTATGAGGTAAATACCAACGTTGGACTACTTAAGGCGCTCGAGAGTGGTGACATAACAGACGGAGAAACATTAAATGTTTCCTATGATTATGACGAAGCTGGAATGAAGATTCTAGGTTCACAAAATGCAGAAATTAAAGGAGCCTTAATTCTTGATGGTATTAACCAGGTTAATGGTAAACCCTGCAGGGTTTATGTTCATGAGGCGAGGTTAAAAACAACCAAAGAAGTTGATTTTTTGGCAGATGATTTTGCCACTTTGGCACTTGAAGGCACTTTGCTTACTCCAGAAGGGAAGAATGAGCCATATTACATTGAATATGAGGAGTAATAGCCTATGTTCCCACGAAAAATAAAAACGCTTGAATTTG